TTAAAAAATATGTACAACAAACACTTTAGGAGAAACTAATGCCATTATCAGAGACAAATACTGACGATTTTGTAACTTACTCGCAAGAGCTTAGAGAAGCTAAGGACGACTATACAGCAAGAAAAGTACAAAAAGATAGACATAAACATATACATTGGTTAAACACTGTAACTGAGTCACGTGAAGTTATGATAGAATACATTAACCAAGAAAACGAAAAGATACGTAGAGTAGCAACACGAGTTGGATTTGAAAATTATGAATGGGAAGATACTCCGTTAACACCTGAAACAATTAACGGCGAAGAAGTTTTAGAAGACCAATATGTAAGACTAATATCTATGCCTGAAAGAGATGCATTTGTAATACATGTTGATAATATTTTATCATGGTCTTTAGCACGAGACGAACAATTAAATGAATTAGATAAAAAGTATAAAGCAACAATGTATGTTTAATATCTTTAAGAAAAAACCTAAACTAGAATTTGTTAGTTTACTTCCAGAAGTAACACAGCTTATGCCTATAGAACCAACTACTAATGTTAAGTTTGATTGGGTTAAAAAGGCAGTTCAAGATTATAAAGATATACGACAACAATCAAAAAATATAACGCAAAGATTTAGCCATATTACAAGGTGTCCAGGAATAAATCAAATTCAAAAAACTGGATGGATACAAAAATCTTGGCAAGATATTGCAATCAAAACAAACGGTGACGGGAAAAGTTTTAGCTGGACAACTCCAATTGACCAAAGCAGAGTTGATGCTGATCATACTTGGACTTGGCCATATGTTAACCAACATCCAGAAGAACTTTATGCAACTTTTAATCCGGATCCTAATAGTTTAAAAACAATTATTAAAATACAATCACCGTGGGTAGCATATATTCCTAAAGGTTACTACTTAATGAGCATGCCTATACCGTATCCTGATAATAAAGATTTTACTGCAAGTATAGGATTTTTAGATCCTGATTTTGGTCCTAATTTTTTGAATGTACAGATATTTTGGCATTCATTAAATGATGAAATTATAATACCTGCAGGTACTCCGTTATGTCAATACATACTTGTAAAAAAACACGAAGTAGACGCTATAGTAAGAGAGTATAACAAAAACGATATAGATAATTTGAGGTTACGTGCTGCAACAATAGATAACAAATGGATAACAAATGCATCTAAATTGAAAACATACAAATGGAAGTAAATACTATATGCAAAGATATTACGACATATTAGATGTAAGCACAACCACTTCGCAAGACGAAGTAAAAGTTAAGTTTAGAAAACTTTCAATGCAACATCATCCTGATAGAGGCGGCGATCCTAAAACGTTTAATGAAATATTAGAAGCGTACCGCTTTATATCTAATATAAATAAAAATACAAGCAACATAGATAGAAGCAATAACTCAGCAGATGAGTTTTTTAAGGCAATGTTTGGTAGCAAATATGGACCTTATGGTAGGAGAAACTAATGGCATTTATAAGAGTTGAAATCTGTCCATACGCAAATAGGACAGATAAAGTTGGTAATATGGCACATCAAAATTTTTTAGCTTGGCAAAGACGATATCCGCACTATGCGGCATTTAAAGTTAAATTAAGTCATGATAAAGATCAAATTAATTTTACTGATGTAAAGGCATTCGAAGATTGGAAAGCTACTTGGGATCATTACTACCGAAGAATATTCTAAATTCGCGGATAAATACATATAGTAATGAGGGAATAACATGGCATCAAATACAGCACCAGTAGTAGACAGAATACGAATTATACCCAGACCCGATGACTTTCTTGATAGAAATGTTGGTGCTAGTGGTGAAGTCTTTTACGATAAGCAAGCAAACACTCTAAGATTATACAGTGGCAAACAAGCCGGCGGATTTTCATTATTAACAGCAGGAAATTTATCGCAACAACTTGCAGATGCTGGTGTTGCACTACTTGAAAAAACTGTTACTGTAGGTGTTGATACTGTAAATGGTCAGGCAACTGGTGTATTTTATATTGACGGAGTAGAAAAACCTCAACTAGATTTTGTTAGAGGATATACATATCTATTTGATCAATCAGATGAAACAAACAATTCGTATGCTGGATTATGGCATCCGTTAATGTTTGCTACTACTCCAAATGGAGACTTAATAGAAGGCGGTGCTCATTATAATCCAGGAATAGTTTATTTACTAGACGACGATCCTGTATCAATGAGATACTATACAGATAATTTTCAAGCTGCTACAACAAAAAAAGTTTTATTTACAGTTAAAAGTAGCGCACCAGACACCTTATACTACTGGTGTCATTTTCATACAAATCAAGGTAATGAGATTACCGTTTCTGATCCAGGAACCGGCGGCAGTGGTAGCGGCGGTGGTGCAAGTGTCGATGTAAGTGACACACCTCCTTCAACACCAAGTGCTGGAAGTATTTGGTTTGATAGTGCAACAGGTTCACTGTTTGTTTATATTACTGATAGCGATAGTAGTCAATGGGTTCAACCAACTGCTCCTGTACCAGATTTTAGTACATTTAGTAGTGTACAAATTACAGGTGGTGCTCAAAGTATAGATGCATCTACAAAATCAGATACATTAAACTTTACAGCTGGCACAAATATTACAATGACTATTGACGAAGCTAGTAACACACTTACTATTAATAGTACAGGTGGTGGCGGAGGCGGCGGTGGCTCATATGATCAAAGTTTGAATACATCAGACAGCGTAACTTTTGCAAGTCTTACAACACCTAGTTTTACTAACAGCGGATCAGGCGGAGCAGTATTTGATAGTGCTTCAACTATTACATTAGATGCACCAGACGGAATACTATTAGAAAACATATCAAAACAATCTGAAATATTATCGTCGTTAACAGGAGCAACTGGAGTTGTTGCACACGACTTTGGCGCAAACGCAATATTTGATCATACTTCTATTGCATCAAACTTTACAGCAAATATAACTAATGTACCGACAACTACAGATAGAGCATTAAACGTGGTTCTTGTATTACGTCAAGGTGCAACACCGTATATACCAAATGCAGTACAAATTGATGGAGTAGCTCAAACAATAAATTGGGTTGAAGCTCTTGTACCTACAGGAAACGCAAATTCAATAGACGTAATTACGTTCTCTTTATTAAGAGTAGGTGCAACATGGACTGTGTTAGGTGGTTATACAAACTATGGATAACAGCCAATGCCTCGTTTAGGATCTTTAACTAGTAACATATTTTTTAGTAGTCCGCAATCGGAATTTAAGTTTATCAAACAAATTGATAATCCTAATGCATACGATGTAAAACAGGATGATTATTTTGCAAGTAGCGTTGCTGTTAATAATAGTTACACTGTTATTGGTAGTATTGAAAGCGATGCAGCAGCTTCGCAAAACGGTAAAGTTTATGTGTTTAATAGTGCAGGTATACTACAATACACTATAGATAATCCTAGTACAACAGCACCACCGGGATTAGGTGAAGGCGATCAATTTGGTACAGCAGTTGCATGTAGTGATAGTTATATTATAGCAGGTGCAGAACGAGAAGATGTTGGATCAGATACTGATACTGGTGCAGCATTTATATTTGATATTACAGACGGTAGTTTATTGTTTACACTTGCTAATCCAAATCCTACAACTTCAGAAATAAATCCTAACGGTGATGCATTTGGTAGTAGTGTAGCTATATCAGAAAACTATGCGGCAGTTGCAGCACCACGTGAAGATGAAGTTGGTATAGGTGATGATACTGGATGGATTTATATATTTGATACTAGTGACGGTAGTTTGTTACATAGTATTAAAAATCCAAATATTGATGGAGAAGATGAATATCCAGGAGATCAATTAGGCGGCCGGGTACAAACTCTTGCAATGAATGATACGTACACAGTTGTAGGAAGCTGGAGAGAAAATACAGCTGGCGCTACAGGCGGCGGCGACAGTGGTGCCATACATATTATAACAAACTCTACAGGAGCAGTACAAACAATCTTAAATCCTAATCCAAATGGTCCGGCTATTGGAACTGATAACTTTGACCAATTTGGATATAGTGTTGACATAAGCGGAAATTATATTATAGCAGGAGCACCGGGTGAAGACATCGACGGAACAAATAGTGGTAATGCATTTATATACGAGTTATCTGGAGGTTCTTGGACACTACTTAGAAGACTATCAAATCCAAATGCATATAACACTGTGAATAATGATTACTTTGGATCAGAAGTTGCCATTAATGGTAGTTACTGTGCGGTAGCTGCACAAGACGAAGATACAGCCGCAGGTCAGTCTAGCGGAAATGTTTACATTTTTAGTTTGTCAGACGGATCACTAATAAAGACTATTGACAATCCAAATGCATTTGGTAATGTAGATAATGATAACTTTGGTGATGTAATGAGTATGAGTAGTACTAGATTGTGTGTTGGCGTGAAAGCCGAAGACGCTGACGGAGCCGATAATAGCGGTGTTGCATATTTGTATAAGGTATAAGTATTATAATGAGTAACGAAAAAGAATATATTGTTGTTGTAAACAGAGGCGTAGACCTAACTGAATTTGATCAAGAAATGTCTTCTGAATACGGTGCTAGTTCTGCTATACCAAGCAGGGCTATTGAAGTTGCAAATGCTAGACCTGGTAGTAAAAGAATGACTCACTGGATGTTATCAGATGATGAAGCAGAACAATTACTTAACGACGAACGAGTACTAAGTGTAGAAATACCACCAGATCAAAGAAACGATATTCAGATTGGAATTAAAGCAACACAAACATCAGATTTTACTAAACCTTCTGCATTAGATTCGGACAAAGTAAACTGGGGACTAAGACGATGTATAGAAGCTACTAATATATACAGTAACGGTACAACAGCAAGTAACGAATATCCATATGCATTAGACGGAACCGGAGTTGATGTTGTTATACAAGATAGTGGGCTACAAGTTGACCATCCAGAGTTTGTAGGTAGAGTACAACAAATTGATTGGTATACAGAGAGCGGATTACCCGGATCACAAAACGTAAATCATTATAGAGATTTTGACGGACACGGTACACACTGTGCAGGTATTGCAGCTGGCAAAACATATGGGTGGGCTAAAAATGCAAACGTATATGCTCAAAAATTAGCCGGATTAGAAGCACCATCAGATCCTAATTCAGGTATTCCTATTTCTGATGCATTTGATGCTATTAGATTGTGGCATGCAGCAAAGACAAACGGAAGACCAACAATAGTAAACATGAGTTGGGGATATAGTGCTAGTGTAGGCGGAAGTCCTACTGGAGGGAATTATAGAGGAACTGGTTGGACTTGGGGAGTTGATTATACAGCTAACCTTGCTCTTTGGCAAGCAACGGGTATAGTAATTCCAATAAGCGGCGCAAATAGAATTATTCCTGTTAGAGTACCATCTGTTGATGCTGAGATAGAAGATATGATTGATGCAGGAATACATGTTGTAATTGCAGCAGGTAACGACTATTATAAAGGAGATGTTATTGGCGGAGTTGATTACGATAACACTATAGTATACGGAGGATCAACTTACTACTACCATAGAGGAAGCAGTCCGCACAGCGACGAAGCTATTATAGTAGGTAATTCAGATTCAGTAGCTGAACAAAGCGGAGCAGACTTTTTAGATAAAACTAGTAATAGCTCTAGTAGAGGTCCAAGATTAACTTGCTACGCACCAGGAACAAACATAATAAGCACATGTAGTACAACGTCAATATACGCTACAGGTGATTATACTCCGGACACAAATTATAAAATAGCATTAATTAATGGAACTAGTATGGCAGCACCGCAAGTAGCAGGTGTAATAGCACAGTATCTTACAGTGCAACCAACACTATCTCCTAAGAATGTAAAAGATAAAATTTTAAATGAATCAAAGCCAACATTATTTTCAACAGGCTCAGATTCCGACTATTCAGAATTTGGAACATCGTTATTAGGAGCACCTAATAAGTTTTTATATAGTAAATACGGTAGACAACCGTATAATATATCAGGCGGAGTTACAATTACAAAATAATAATATGAATAAATATTAGTAGAGGTTTATTATGGCATTAAATTTTCCGGCATCACCGGTACTAGACGATACATTTACAGACGGCACCACCACTTGGAAATGGAATGGTACAGCATGGATAGTTGACAGCGGCGCTGTAGCAGCAGCCAATGTTGATCAATTTAAAACAGTAGCAGGTGACACTGGTTCGACTACAGCAAATAGTCCAACAGACACACTTACTATTGCAGGCGGTACAAATCTAACTAGTTCAGTAACAGGCGATATTGTTACTTTAGATGTAACTGGATCATTAGGCGATCCAGATCAAAATTTATTCGCAACAATTAATAGTGATGCTGGCAATGTTACAGCTGATAGTACAACTGACGCAATTACTGTTGCAGGCGCAGGAAGTGTAAGCACAGGAATATCAGGTAAAACACTAACTATAACAGGGTCTACTCCTAGTTTAAGTATTGACGATTTAACTGATGTTGATACATCTAACACAACACCTGTAGCAGGAAATGTGTTAAAATGGGATGGTGCAAAATGGTCGCCAGGCACTGATGCTACAACAGGTGGTGCAGGTACTGACGCTGATACACTTGATGGACAAGATAGTATCTATTTCTTAAATTATAATAACTTACAAAATACACCAAGTATACCTGCAGACGTAAGTGACTTAACAGACACTACAACGTTATTATTTGATGGCGTGTTTGGTAGTTTAACAAGTAAACCAACTACTATAGCAGGATATGGAATTACTGACGCTGTAGTAGACTTTGCTGACTTAGGTGTAAAGCCAACTACTATAGCAGGATATGGAATTACTGACGCTGTAGTAGACTTTGCTGACTTAGGTGCAAAGCCAACTACTATATCAGGTTTTGGTATTACAGATGCATTAAATACTAGTTCTACTTTAGCAAGTTTAGCAAACGTAGATGCAACTGCTCCAGCAACAGGACAAGCACTTGTATGGGACGGTGACTCATGGGGTCCAGACACAGTAAGCGGTGGCGGCGGTGATCCAGATCAAAACTTATGGTATCAATTTAACGGTGATGCAGGTTCACTTACTGCAAATAGTATAACAGATACTATGACTGTTGCAGGCGGAACAAATATTTCTACAAGTGCATCAAATGACACTATTACAATTAACTTTACAGGTACATTAGGTGTAACAAGTTATAATGCATTATCAGAAGTCCAAAATACTGGTAGAACTATTGATAAAAGTTACATGCCGGCATTTGCAATGATTAGAATGAATAATGTAGGTAATACTGCATACAGTGTTGATAGTCACGGATATACTGGAAACAATCCTACGATTTATGCTATTGGCGGAATGACTATTGCATTTGATTTAGACGGTGTTGGCGGACATCCATTTGAAATACAAGATGGTACAGGAACAGCATATTCAACGGGACTTACACACGTTGACGTTATTGGTAATGTAAGTACAGGTGCTAGTGCAAACGGACAAGATGCTGGAACATTATATTGGGAAGTTCCGGAAACAATATCAGGTGGTTATAGATATCAATGTACGCTACATGCATCTATGGTTGGTGCTATAACTGTTAAGCGTATTTCAATAATTTAAAGATAATTTTTTCATTAAATCAAAAATTTGAGTCCTAGTACGATTTATTGTAAATCGTGCATCTTTGAGACTTCTTGGATCAACATTTGCACCTGAGGACAAGTCGTGCCCAACATCTATTTGTTCTGCTTTAGTTAACCAAACTTCGTATAACTCTTGCATTCTACCTTTGTACTGTTCAGGACACTCATTTAATGCCGATTTGAAACTTTGTAGATCTTTTTTAAACTGTTTAGAATCTGTTAACTTTGGAAACATTATATACCTTCAGGTTTAAGTATAACACATTTATCATCTTCAAACGTACCATTGTTAACTTCAGTAATACTAGTTTCTCCGCTCAATGCTTCGATACTAACAGGTTGATGAGGAGGAACATGATATGTTTGACCCTCATTTAAAATTGCTTCGTACAACTGACCTTTATTAGTGTCTATCCAGCGTAGTTTTATATTACCGCTATTAATAAACCAAGTACGTTCTTGTTTCTTTGTAAATGCAAATGGAGTCTTTCCAGGTTGAGTAAACACTAGCATTTTTGCACCATAATTTTCAGCACTTGCCCATACTAACTCATATCCCCATTCTGTTTTTTGTGATGCACTTTGTAAATTTTCCATATATTAATCCATTAAATCTATTACTCGAAATACTGTTTCAAGTTTACGTTGATTAGTTTTATTATTGAGTGTATTCTTTAATCCGTTGTGTAACGGTTTTGGCCATTGTCCAAAATTTACCCAAGCATAACCGTCATGTTCATGATTTAATTTAGGTAAAAATTCTTGGTTAACAACGCAAAGATAAGTGTGGAATAAAAAGTTAGTATCATTGCTTACAAACGTTTCTAAAGGCATTGTTTTTTTAATTTCAACAGTGCCAATTTCTTCAAAGATTTCTCTCTTCAACCCTTCCCACGGCGTTTCAGCTTTTTCATTAGTACCGCCTACTAATCCCCATAGGTTTCCTGTACGCCCTTGAGCTCTGTGTAAGAACAAAAAGCGTTTGGTATTTAGAGCATAGAATAACGCTCCGCTACATACAGTAATATTATCTTTCATACTAATAGTTATTTTAAAATGCTAGGCGCCAGGTGCCGTTTTGGTATTCACCGTCGTATGCCAATAACCATTCGTCATTTTCGTACTTGTATTGTTTACCTGTGTTAAGATTACTTGTATAAACAACAGTACTATCGTCTTGACTAGCATCAAATACAATATGCCAGCTGCTACCATCCCATTCGATAATATCATTAGTTGATGCTACAAATTCAGTACCGTCATTGTTCTTCCAAGCATCAGGACCGTCATATGCTGCATCCTCTACGTTAGCACTGTTGTTAATGTCTGCTAGTATTAGTATACGTGGGTTGCCTGATTTTAACGGAGTAGGATTAGTTTTATAAGGATTAATAATATAATCAATTTTGTTTCTATCACCATTAGGACCATGCATAATTGTATCTGCAGGGAAACTATCACTATCCCAAGAAATAGTTAATTCGTATTCGTCTAATGGATTTATAACTACAGTACCTACTAGTTCATTAGCAATGTCTGTACGTCTTAACCTTAGTTCAGTAACTCCGCTATTAAAGTTAAACGGCATATCGCTGATATACCCTGTCCACGTTTCTGCTCCAACAACACCTTTGTTGATTAATTTAGCTGTGGTGCCAAGAACAAGCAATCCATAATTATCATGCCCTGTTGTTAATAGTGAATCTACATCAGTCTTTAATATACCTTCATTTGTAATTTGCTCTTCAATTTCACCAGTACCTGCAACAGCAATTCTAGTTGTTACATCACTTTGTGGAACTGGCGCATCATCGTATGCTTGACTAATAGGTCTAGCAAGATCTAAATCAATAGTGCCTTTTGTTTCGTTAAAAATACTTTGTACTACTTGGGTAATAACACCTAAACGTTTTACTTTAACAGGTGGTGATATATAAATCGGCGTATTAAATGTCATTGTTGCAACATCAATTTCGCTGTCTACTCCAACAGGAACACTTCTACTACTAAAAGTTAAGTTTTCTAAATTAACTACACTTAAACTTGTCCAGTCAATATAGTTGTCTGTAGTTTGTATCT